CCCGCATCAGGTACACCACCTCGACTGATTTCAACTCTTGCAAATTGATTTAATGCTGCGGCTGAAAGCAAACCAGCAGGAGCGGCAATTGTGCCCAGACCCATCCCAGCTATCCACCCGGGGTTAGTTGGATCATATGGCATCATAGCACCCAATCCTGCGCCCATTCCTGCGCCCACAGTGACTGTGTCTGCCATTTTTCCTGCGCCAGAGAGTAGTTTGTTGGCTAATCTATTATCGACTGTTACAAACTGTTTTACTACGTCTTCACGCATTGGCCTGATCTTGGCAACTGTGCCTAGACCACTAGTTCTGACTGAGTTGATTTTTGCAGCTTGTGCAGCACCTCCAATGCGTTGTGCGTTTTTTTCAATAATGTCACCAAGCCCAATAACTTTTCCTGACTCTAATGCAAACCTGCCACCAAGTGCTCCACCAACTGCACCTGCAATCTCTTGTCCTTCTGGGGCTGAATAAGCACCTGCACCTGCACCAATTCCGTACTGTAGAGTATGTGCTAATTTTGGATTTTTAGCTCCAAATTTTGCTGCTTCAGTACCTGCCCACTGAACGCCACGACCAACTTTTTCTACTCCAGAACCAATACCACTAACACTAGTAGTAATTGGCTTTGCTAAAAATTCTCCAAGTTGTTTTGCTGCTTTAGAACTTGCTGCTGCACCAGCAGTATTAATCATCTTCTTAGCATATTGGTTGGTAACTTTAGGTGCTCTTTTTGCTGCTGCTGCACCAACCTTCACCAATCCTCCTCCAATCAAATAAGTTGGATCAAATATTAAACTAAGCGAATCTGCTATCTCTGGGTCAATGCCATCGTCATAAACTTCAGCTAACTCATCAGCACCAAAGTATCTGGCAACATCACCCATTCGTGATTTTCGCAACTCCAACTGTCTGAAGATTTGGTTTCCAAATTCTTTGTATGCCTCGTAACCCGCTCTGTCTTCTTCTTCTTTTGTGCGAAATGGTTTTGCTGCAAATCTGCCAATGCCGCCACCAATTAACTTCAAGCCTTCAGTTGCTGCCAAGAATGATTCTGGAATATTGGCAGATGCCTCCATCAAGCCTTCTTCTTTGATCTTACCGGGTATCTTTCCAAACCCACCTGCTAATCCAATTACTGCTTGCTTTGCTATTGGATACCAATCAACGTCATCTTGTTTTCTCTTCCACTCCTCAAACGTCATTATCCCACGGTCATCGTGGGTTTCAATGGCACTCTCAACTTCTCCAGCTTCATTGTAAACAGGCCGATAAGTAGGACGGTAGATCTTTTTCTTATTGTTATCGTAGACTGGAACATCAGTTTGTTTTCCACTGGAATCTATCCATGGAATAGTTTCTTCAAACTCAACTTCTTCAAAATCTTGTATTGGTTGTTCTTCATCAAGTGTGAACTCGTATTCTTCAATAGGTTCACTAATTGTGGGAGAAGATAACTGCCTAGACAATCTATCAGCAGATGGTTTTAATGGATCAGCCATTAGAGTTTAGATAAGTTTTCTTTATTCTTTTTAATAGACTCGATGAGTTGCTTTCTTTTCTTTTCAGTGTCTCGATCAGTTTTAGTGTTAGTATAAACTGGAACGTAAGATGATCTCCTACTTCTCGTGCTTGGTGGTGGAGATGGCAACTTATCTAATTGCTCTTGAAGAACATTAATTCTTCTTTCGATCATCAATTTTTTATCTAGCTTCTTATCTATCTCATCTGAACTAGGCGCAGGTTTAGATTCTTCTTTAGGTGGATTAACTGACTCAGGCCAAAGTTCCTCCAAGACATCCATTGTGTTTGGTCTAGGTGCAGGTGGAGTTGTAGAGTCAGCTTTAGCTTTTGGTTTCCCAATTATATTATGCCTCTTGCCTGTGCTCTTATCTAGAATCTGAACTTTGTCTGATCCGGTGGCACGGATTTCAGCTTTTTCCTCATCACTAAACTGGTTCTCACCTCTATATTCTTCAACCTCAACTACTGGTCTGTCTTGGGTTGCTTCTTCTGCTTCTTCTTCACCGAGGAGTCTGCTTGCAGTAGACCTCAAAGATTTTAAACCTGGAAGAAATCCTGAAACGTCAATTTTACTTTCAGCCATACCTCTGAGCTTGTCTTCGTAAGAATTAGAAACCATTTTAATTGCTGCTGAAGTCAAAAGTTTATTGATTTCTTCAGGAGAAGTTAATGTCCCAAGTGTTTTAGAGTACAACGCTACATCTTCATTAGTTAAAACGCCAACCTCCCCAAATACGCCACGAGCTAAACCGGGAATAATTTTAGTAATTTGAGCTTTAAGCTTTTGCGCTTTTACATCCCACGGATTAGCAGATCGAAAAATTCCAACAATTGGACCAGTGTCTCCCACTACTTTCAATTGTTCTTGAAGTTCTCCTAATCGAGTGAGTGTAAATTTATATTTACCTAATGTTACACGCTCACTCCCATCAGGTGCTTTTGTGTGAACATTTGACGCTCCAATAATTGTGTCAGTGTCGTTACTTTTAACCGCATCTGCCCACCGTTTTTGTCGAGCAATAATAACTGGTGCTTGCATTTCTTTAGGCATTCCAGCAGTTGGCGCACCAGATGTAACCATGCTTTCAAATGCGTTTCCTCCATATAAAGCTTTTTGTTTTTTCTTTATGGCATCTACTTCTTTCTCAAGTTTGTAATTATCAATAAACTCATTCATTGCTGGCATATCAAGCTGAGTTTTCCCATCTGGGTTTAGAATGAAACTTCCATCTTTGTTCCTCTTATAAAGTGGATCATTCTCTCCACTAACTGTTTTGTAATTTTCGACTGTAAGAAAACGGTTACGATCTTCCGCTAATAATACTGGGTATCCTTCTTTTACCTCAAATGTTTTTGAGAAGTTTTCGTATTGTTTCCAAGTAGCTGGGTCTCGAAGAATAGTTGGTTCAACTGATGATTTTAAATCTGCGTAGAATTGCCGTCCTTCAGGAGTAGAAAAATCAATTTCACCTGAAGCAAGTGCTTCTGGTAGATAATCAACAAATTTGTCTTTTGCCGTTTGCGCAGCTAATTCATTATCAATTTTTTGCTTCCGTTGTTGTTGCTCATATTTGAATTGCGTCTTGACCATGTCTAGACGTTTCTTCTGCATGGCATTATTAGCAGCACTATTCCATATAGCCTGTCCCGCTCTTAACCCACTCGCAAATGCTGATCCTGCGCTCATTATCCTAATAGTTTATCTGTTACTTTTCCAGTTGCCACCCCAGTTGCTAGACCTAAAAGCTGTGCCCCAATTGGTTGCTGATTAGCGGCGTAATTCATTCGAGAGTTGTACCCACTCATCATGTAGCCTTCTCCTCTTGCACCTGCATTTGGGTCTAATGCTAAACCTGTTTGAACTCCTACCGGGTTAAATGGTGACGCACCTGCTTGTGCTCCACTTAATGCTCCCATCTGATTTATTGGAGTGTTCCCACTTAAAAATGCAGCAGCATTAGCCAAGTTCTGTTGTTTCAAAGCCAAACCCGCGTAGCCTTTGCTCATGGCTTCAGATGCAACTGCTGCTGTCCCATAGACATTACCTCTAGATGTCTGTGCGTATTGTTCTGCTTCTTCCACTTGTGCATCCATCTCTGGAGACAATCGACCTCCTGCCAACAAACCTCGTTTAGCGTCAGCACCTAGCATCTCTCTGATTTCGTACCCGGTTGGATCTGCTGCTTTCAGTTCTTCCATTCGTTGCTGGACAAACTCTTTCCCATACTTCTTCTGAACATCGAGCATTGTCTTGGCCATTCTATCTGCTGATTCAGACGCAAACTCCATGTCTGCTCTTGTCGCATCAGCATCTGAGTAGCCTTTAAAATCATAGGTGACATCTTTGACACCAGTCTTATTGCCTTCTCCGTCAAATATTGGAACTTTTAGATCAATTTTTTTGCCAAACTTAGCGGCATTATTGATCATTTTCTTAATCGCTAATGTCTCAGCGTCTGCCCATACTCCGGCTTCGTTTGCTCCCGCCATATTTGGCGCATCTGGAACGTCTGGTGCATATGCGCCCATATCTAAAATTCCTCCTTCAGAAATAATTCTCTAATTTTTAAACTTATTTTTCTCATATGTTCGTTTCCTCCAGTTAAATATGCAACTAGCAGGACTAACTCAGTAAGTTGATCTCTAATAACCAAAGCATAATTCTTCCTGGTCTTGTCTCTTTCCATCCAATCATTGCTATCGATCCATGCGTTTAAACTTGTTAGGTGCAACGGTAGCAAAGAAGTTTTATGGGTGTGAAAGAATGGATTGCTTGGAAGATCAACTAATAACAATTGTGCCAACTTATACTTGGCGGCAGCATCAACCTCATTAGGCTTATCCACTAGATCATCAATGACTCTTGCGGTCTGCGATATAATAGATAGATAGTCCCAAGCGTCAGTGTTTCCATTGGAACTTAGTCTAATCGCTTCATGTACTTTCTCGTCGTAGGTCACGATTCTACCCCCACACTGTTAAGAAATCCTCCAGCATAAATTGATCTTAATGCCAGGTACTTGCTTTCTGTTCCAGCATTGTCTGATTGCTGGAATTTAAATTGTAGTTCACGGAACTCTGGGTACTGAGTCATTGAGTATCTGAACCTGGTGAGTAGTCCACTGCCTAATGTAGATGGAAGTGTAAAACTTAACCTCAATTCTCCTGTGCCAGTGTCTAGTTCATCAGCTAAATTGTCTGTTTGTTCTGCTCCATCGAGGATAACCCCAATATCAATAACAGCATTACTGCGATCAAATTCAAACTCGGCAAACTCAGCATCTTTACTGGTAGTCTGTTCATTGAATGTGAATGCTCTTGTTAACGCTTCCCAACCAGTGTCTTTGTATGTGGTTACTAGTTTATCTTGGAAGTCTGTATCTACTAAATTTTTATCTTCAACAAAATCCCGGTACTGTAATGGGTTGCCAACTTTATCCAGGCTGATTAAATACGGTTTGCCTCCACTAAACTGAGTAACTGCATACTGGTACGGATTTATTGTGCTAGATGGAACCCCACTTGTAATAGTCACATCTCCGTTCCAAACACCCATCCAAGATTGCGTGTTAGTGTTGTAAACTATTGTGGTGTTGTTGATCGTGCTTACCCCGGTTGGGACAGATAGTAGATATCTGTTGTTCCAAAAAACTGATGTGGCATTTTCTACCGCAGCCCAATTAATCTGATCAATAACATCTTGTATTGGGTAACTAATCACACCCACATCAGATGCCACCATGTTTTCTTCCATGGTCCGTCTAATTGATCTAACTCCTGTGCGAGAGAGAAAGAATAAGTCTTCTCCCACTTGGGCAATAGAACCATGAGAGACACATCCTGTGGTCGCTGAAATAGTTCTGATTGTGAAGTCTGATGTTTTAGGTGCAGACCCACTTGCAGCAGGTGTGCCCCCAGCATCAACGACATAGCAACTGTTCTTGCAAAAGACTACTACATTGAATCCAACCCAGCTTGCCAACCCCGTAACAGGATCACCTAAACCAACTTTGAATGGTAAATTAGATGTCCCTCCAAATGTAGTCTCATAGGCTGGAGCGATCACAGCATTACCGTCTCCAGCGTGACTGGGCACTATTGTAGGAAGAGATGTATAACCACTGCCCCCGTTTGTTATTGTGACTGAATCAATTACCCCGCTTCCGTTTACAGTATATTCTCCTGCAAAACCTGATCCTCCACCACCAGTGGCACTAAGTGTGCCAGCAGTATAGGTTGCTCCACCATTAGTGATCGTTAAAGATCCAATTGCTTGAGTGTAATTTGGGAGAAATTCAGAAACATATATTTGATCGTCGCTAGGTTGGTAAGCAAATATTCTGAAATTATTGTTAACTAAATATTTTGAATTAGTTGGTCCATCAGCTATTTCTTTTACAACAAAAGCAGACCCGCTGTTGTCCCAAGATATTTGACCAATCCTGTTGTTACCAGAATGACTACCAAAAAACAGTTTGTCAGCAATCTGACAAGTGTAAACCCGGTTAGTTGTGCTGTTTGTGAAACCAGTTCCTAGTCCTGACACACTAACAGTTCCACTAGAATTTATTGCGTATGCATTTGAGTTAACAAATGCAATTAATGCCTCTTTGGCATCAGTGTCATAATAAGCTAATGCTTGTGTGTTAGTTGAGGCCGATGAACTGCCTAACAGATCAGCAAACCGATGAAAGCCTCGTCTGCTCTTTAAAACACCATTCTTTGGTGCATCTAAATCTTTAAGTGACTCTGCTTGAGATTCGTTTAGAAGATTCTCGCGAAAGTTGCTTATCTGACCACCTACGAAACTAGCTTGACGGTCATATTGAACCGGGTCATCAAGTCCATCGTTGTAGTAGACAGGCATATCTTAAAATCCCAAATCATCTCTGCTGTAACCCATGCCATATACATCAGGTATTAATCGAGTTTCTTTGGCAGACTGGTTGTTCTCCTGATCACGAGCCACCTGCATTAACGCATTAGCTTGCTGGGTTTCCAACTGCGCTTTACCAAACTGCCTCGACCTCTTCAACATGTCACCAGTCGCAAAATGGATTAGTACATTGTCGATGCCACTGATCATTGGTGAATCATAGTCACCTATCATGGGCTGGATTTTCTTCTTACCAATGACATACAAATTCTTGGGATCGCTTGCATCATATTTTGGTTTATCGAAGAATTTAACTCTTTGAAATTTGCTAACATTCTCCCACTCAGGCCAAAAGAAGTACTTACTTGTGTCAGTAGCACTTCTAACCTGGACATGTCCTGTGGTGGTTTCTTTGCTTATTGAATGAACTGCTGACCATACATTCGATGTGGTGACACTAGAGGCTAGTGTTACTGTCTCTTTTTGCATGGTTAATTCCTGCCCGTATAGTTCGCCAACAATTGTGATTTTTTTACCGTTGTCAGAACTGTCCGAGGAAAGAAATTCAATAGCACCATAAGCAGGATCAAAATTGATGCCTGAACTATCAATAGTAGAAAACTGAGCAGTGTTTGCATCTTTCTTGAATGAATCCGGGTCAGTCATTAACTCGGTTATGAGTTGTGTTGGTAGCAGGTTCTGCTCGTTGTAACTGACACCTAAAATAGACTCAAATTTCTGAGGACAAACCATCTCATCAGCCAACTCACTTACAATTGCAGTTGCAGTTGCTCCATCTCCTGCTCCCCCGGTAAATGTTACTGTTGGTGCGGAGGTGTATCCTGATCCTGAGTTTTGGATGTAAACTTTTGCAACTGCTCCACCACCAATCTCACTAGCAGCAGTAGCACTGCTACCAGCACCCCCAGTAAAACCCACAGTGGGTGCGGAGGTATATCCTGATCCTCCATTGTCTAAAATAATCTGAGTTATCCTGCCGTCATATGGCAGTGTCATCTGTTCAACATCAATTGTCTCTCTCCATAACCCAGAGTTAATGATGTTCTCATGATGTTGCCGAATAAATTCTTTGCACCTAGCTTTAGATGTGTCATCCGTTTTGTTAACCAGGTTACAAACGTATGTGGCAATATCGGTTAAAGTCATGATCCTAATCCGAAGACAACAAGCTGGAAGTAAGCAACATTTGGGTAGTAGTCATGCCTCCACGCAGTTGTAAAATCAAAATAAGCAACATTTTTAGTTACTGTGCCAATCGCGGAAGCGTCATCATCTTGGCCACTTCCGGCGATATATCCGTTTCCAATCACTATGTAATTGGTATTTGGGAGTGCTGTTGAAAAAGTAACTCTGAAAGTTCCTAGGTCAGTTTGCTTTATTCCTCCAACGGCAGTAGTTCCGTCTTTTGTGTGAATACCTGCGGCAATATTAAAAGTAGCGGATGTAACAACAGTTTGGGTTGCGCCCGTAACACTACTCCACGCTGTATCGTATGAAGCTACGTTAGTAGTAAAATTACACCAAGCTTTTGCCAGCATAGGTGAACCAACGGCAGCACCAGCAACTAGATTAGTTGGTGAAGCAGTCCCACCAATAAGTTCAGCGGAAGTTGCTAACTCAGCAGAACCAGATTGACTGTCAGTAGCTTTAAGACTAGCGACAATTGATCCCGCTGTTGTTTTCTTCAGTACAGAAGTAGCGTCCTGATCGTATAGTAACAACTCATCCAGGTTAGATGCGGCTACTGTGGATTTGCCATTAATTAAACTAGGTGCAGCAATGATTTTTGTTGCTGTAGAATCAGCGTTATCTAAAGCCAAATCATCAGCAAAACTAACCGCATTAATTGAGTTGCTAGTTCCTACGAGTAACTTGTTAGCGGCAACCGGGACATCGGTGGGGTTTGCACTTGCGTTGGTAGCATTAGCTTTGACAGTTTTTGCTGCCATGTTGTTTAGCTTGCTGTTTTCAACAGAATCATTAACTAACTCATCAGTGTCTACTGAGTTGTTAGCCATGTTGTCTTTTACTACTGAATTATCTGCCAACTTGCCAGGAGCAATGCCTTCATCATCAATTGTGCAGTTAGCTACTATGTTATTCAGTTTGGCGGCAGTAACCGTATCACCATCGCTGAATGTCTGAGTGGTTGTTAATCCTGCCATCTAAGCCTCCTAAACTTTCTTCTTAATAACTTTTTTCTTCGGTGCTGGGGTGACACTACTAGCCGCCTCAACTGCCGCTTCAGCGACATCCTGGGTCTTCTTAATTCCGTGTCTCAGGAAGATCGCCAAAAGACTTGTGAGAGATACGTTTAAAAACTCAGCTAGGCTGATTTCCGAAGACATAAAAAGTCCTAAACTGGAAATGATTCCTGCTAGGCCCGCATATACTGTTTTACTTTTCCACATAATTATTTCTTTTCATTAATGAGCTTCTTAATACGAAGCCCAATATAAACGATTGTCAAAAGTCCGATTGTAATCTGCACGATTTCTCCTATATGCATATAAAACGATGTAATCGATCCTCCACTCGCCGCAAACACTTTGATATCATCAAAATTCATTTAGCTTTTCCCCCAATTAAAATAGCCAAAAGACAAACCAAAAAAACGAGCAACTTATTCTGCCGCTTCTTCGGAATCGTCTGCATCCTCATCAGAATCCTCGATATCAACATCAGATTCTTCTTCCTCAACCGGCGCACGTTGTAGTCCGAGCTGGGCTAAAGCTAAATCGCCAATATAAGTAGCGTCATCTTTGTCTGATCCCCAAGCGTCCCAAGTCGGCCCAGTTACATTCAGTAACGTGGAAACTAGAGGTGTAGTACCCCAAACGTCTTCGCCTTCAGGATTCGTAAACTTGCCCCAACCAACTACGCTGAATTGCATTCCAAATTCTTGGGCTGAGTTAATTGATACCGCTAATTTAGAAACATTTAATTCTGCCGCAGGTATTGTATTTATTTCGATCATTATTCTACTCGTTAGATTCTTCTACTGGTTCTGGTTCTGGGACAAACGAATTAGTCTCTGCATCCCACTCTCGACCAACGACAGCAAATTGAGCATTCCACTCGTCAATCTCTGGTTGTGCTGCCGATTGTGCTACCGCTATTTGTTCCTCGTCTGTTCCGGTGTTATCAACTCGCTTATCAATGTATAGGTTTTGCCCGGTTGTATTAGTAACTTCAAATCCAATTAATTTCTTAACTGAACCGTCTTCTTGTTTTTCTTCGATGAATTTTTTAATTAAATATTTCATTTTAATTTCCTAGATTTAAAATTTTAATAGTACGAGTACCACCTTGCTGATTATCCACGGTTACAGTTGAATCGTTGGCGGCAGTTGTTAAGCGTATTGCTCCGCTACCTCCCGCTGTGAAATGCGTTGCCCCTGCAATTTTTGTAACGGTTGCTTCCGAATAATCGTTAAAGAAAGTTGCTCCATATCCGGCAGTGTCATAAATCATAAAAATATTACTCGGAGCTTCAAACGTAGTCGTTGTATTATGAGCTATTGCCGCAGATTGCTCTTGAGTTCCTCGCGTTACATAAGCTGTTTCTTTTTTAAAACTTAAAATATCCGCTCCATCAGACCCAAGAATAACTTTACTCGCTCCGGCGTTGTCACCTTTATCAGCTTCTAGATAAAGATTGCCAGAGTCGTTAGTTCGCATAACTGCATACGGGGTATTTGTAGCAGAATCTCTTAGCGTAATTTCTGGTGCAGCTCCACATATACCTAATGTTGGCCCGCCACCAACTGCGGCTAAAGTTCCCGTTCCAATTTGCACGTTTCCCGCCGAATCAATCGTCATTGCAGTATCTAGTATCTCGTCGTTCTGCGAGACCATAAACCGCAAATCAGTTGAACTATCTGCATCAGTGGCTTGCGCTCGAATTGCGTCGATAGATGCACCGACTTTATTGGTATCTGCCGCAGGAACCTTAAAGAGCAAACGAGTGCCATCACCGACTTGCATATCTGTTCCAACCGGCAAGTCGTCGACTTCTAAAGTTAGAATTGTGTTTGCACCAGTTCCTCCACCAGCGGTGAAACGCGAGATTGTGGTGTCGCCTTCGGAGGAAACTCTAAGACGTTCGGTGTATGTTCCATCGTTGCCACAATTAACAACAAACGCACCATCAACGCGACTTGCTGACATTGTATCGGCAACAAATCCAATTGTTCCCATACCATCAGAAGTTGACCCAGTTCGCTCACCGTCAAAACGAATAAGCGTTCCAAAACCAACAGCACTACTACCGCTAGTTGTGTGGTCGAGTTTTAATGCAACTCCGGCTGTATTTGTGTTAGCACTAGATAGCGTTGAGGTTACGAGTCCAGCCGATGAAATCGTAACCAGATTGCCAGTGTCTAAATCGGTTGCACTCGTGCCGAGCATAAAATTAGTGCCATTTGAACCGATGCCGAAATCTTGACTCGACGATTCAAAGCCAACGAGTAACTCGTTTGAGGTCGAATCGCCTACGGTTAATTTTCCGGCAATCAATTCGTTATCCGCTGGACTTACCGCTCCTGAACCAATTCGAGCCGCGACCGCATTGAGTTGAGGAATCTTCTGAGTCTGTGAAACTCCGCTTGCTGAAGCAGTTCCGTCAGCTACTCCTGCTCTGTCCTGCACCATTAGCGACTGAGTTGGATTAGCAAATGCCAAATCTAGATCCGTTGTGCATCCTATTTGAACGAGCGTTAGATTGTCTACAGTTATAGCGTCTCCGCTTGCGGCTGAAGCAATATAAATTTGCGCGTGAGTGACTTCACTTGTGTCAAATTCTATACTGTTACCCGTTCCAGCGACCAGTGTTCCAAATGTAACATAACCCGAACCGTCCCACCCTCTAAGTGTTACGGTTCCAGTGACCCCAGACGCATCATAACCAAACCGATATTTTTGGCCCTTTGTTTCTATGCCGACAGAAATATAGCAACGCTGGTCTGCCGCATTTGCAGAAAGAACCATATTGTTGCTTGGGTTGGTTTGGCTGCTCCAATTATTTCCAGTCGCCCAATCGCCAAGCCCAGACGCAAAATTTGAATTGTTGCCGGTGATTAAGGCAGTCTGACTTCCGTACTGGCTTTCAAACGGAACGTCAGCCCGCTGAAAACAAGTGGACACTTCTCCGTGTGTGAGAGCAGAGTTCCAAGTCCGAAATCTGTAAAGAGAACCGATTATAGCAGTGCTTGCTGCATTTGCGGAAATATAAAACGGATTAGCATTGCTGTCTCCAATGTTTACAGCACTTGATCCGCTAATGTCTACAGACGCTACTTCTGTCCCGTTACGGTATAAAACTGCATTGCCACTTCTATCCGCAGAGACTACAAAATGTGTTGGAGTACCAAAGTCTGCTGCTATGTCGTACCCAAATGCATAGTGTACGTTTGACGTAGCTCTAAAATATATTTTAAGAGTGGTGTTGGCTTTGTCGTACCAAAATCCCATACGGTTATCGCCAGTGTACGGTGCTGTAAAATAATACGTTTCGTCGGTACTGGCTTGAGTTTGGTTTAAAATAAATTCAAGTGAGAAATCGCTTGTGCCAAATTCTGCTCCTGCACTGTTGGCTATTGAAATATGTGAACTAGCACCATCGAAGTGCAATCCTTGACCGTCTGAACTATTAACTAGTTCCCGAATTATTTCTCCACCGCCTCCTCCGCTTGATGTGGAGGTGTTAATTATGTTGGCTATTCCCATCGTTTATTCTCCCAGTCTACCGCTAAACGCGATGTTCA